TTTTGAGCAGGTTCTAAGCCCTGCGATAGTCCGATGTTAAAGGCTCGGTCTATCTTTACACCTTTTTAGATTGCCCTATTTTTTTGTTTATACGGGCATCAATGTCCAGCTTACCTGATGCGATAGCCTCGGAAAAGGTTTCAACCTTTTCTTCTTCAACCACTTCAGGTTCTGGCACTTTAAGTTCAGGAGGGCTTTGAACAAAGCCTCTATTCAGATAAGTCTGAAGGAAAGGTTTAGGCAGGTTGGGACATTCTTCCCAAACCTGCTTCCCTTCAACCGTAGATTCTTTCCAGAGAGAGATTTTCTCTACTCCCCTTGTTGTCATCGACTTCAAACCTGACTTAGAAACCATTATTCAAAACCCCCTGAATTATTTAGTACTTAAGCTGTTGCTGGATCGCCAATTTCTTGTCGAATTGCAGCACCCTTAGAGTCATCAACTTCAAAGACTGCATAGTCTTCAGTGATAACAACCTCAAAAGCACGAAGCGATGCATCTCGCTCACGCTCTTCTGTTCGACCACTTGCGGACAAGTGACCCATTGCAGACTTGCTTGCAATTACTCCGTAACCGGAATCAGTCGTGCCGATCTTTGCAATGTTTCCATCTTCAAAGAATGGAACACCCGAAAGCTTGATACCAGAGTAGTAATCTTTTACTGCTGGCTTGTTGAAAGCGTCAGGCAACGGGTATGTAGCAAGCGTGTTGCCAACATCAGTTGCAAGCTTCCAAATAGCGTTAGGGTGGTGAACCGCAAAAAGGTCCGAACCAAACTTACCTGATTTTGCATTTGCAATAAGTGCAGAAGCAAAAGCAAGAGTAAGGTTAGCACCGTCACCACCAAACTCAGCACCGCCATTCAAGGAAGGGAACAGGGCAATGATGTCCGTGTCTTTCTTCCTAGCCATAGCGTCACCCATTTGTTTACCAATGATCTTGTAAACATCTTCGTTGTTCTGTCGAAGCAGAGTGTCGGTAATAATTACCTTCAGTCCAACTTCAGCAGTAGTTGCCGTAACAGTTGAGACATCAATGTCTTCACTGTCAATCATGTCCTGACCTTCAGCAAGGTCTTCGGCAGACATCGTTCCAACTTTAGGGATCTCTAGCTTGTACTCACCCTTACCAAGATTGAACTGCTCAATAAGTGCAAGCATCGGAGCGTTATGCTCCTCTGTGTATCGTGCCTGTGCCAGCATGATACGGGACATGTTCTGGAGATTTCCAGAGGTACTCGTCTGAGTAGCCATGTTTATTTACCTCAATTGAAAATGGAATAGCCAAGCTTCTTAGAAGCTGCACTAGCCATCTCTGTTGTTATCGCAGAATCACCTGCGTTGTATCTATCTAAAACGTCTTCAGCATTAGTAGGTGCTACATCAGACGCAGGATTTGCGCCATTCAACCTCTGACCCGGAGTAACTTGCTGAACTCTTTGCTCTAGCTTGTTAATACGCGCCAAGGCTTTTGCCATCTTTTCCATCGACTGCGGGTCAGGTGAATCTTGTAACTCTGCATATGGAACTCCATATTGAGTTGAAAGTTCATAAGCTTTAGCAAGTTGAGTACGAGTGTTTAACTCGTTCTGCATTTGCTTAGACTGTTCGACAACTTGATTCGCCTGTTGCTTTGCTAGGTACGCCTCTTTTGCAAGAGAAGTTTGCTGTTGAGCCATTTGGCGTGCAGTCGCATCATCCAACCCTTGATCCAGATACCTTTGGGCTAGTTGCTGACCATACGCATTTACTTCAGCCTCTAAATTAGAAGAGTTCTGAATCTGTTCGGCTCTTGAGCGTGCTGCTCTTTCATTTCCAAGTTGCGTTTCCATCTCTGCTATCCGTTTATCGGTAGCAGATTGGTACTTACTCAACTCTGGATTTGCCGCACCTGTAGTCGGTGTAGTATCTGTAGTCCTTACTGGTTCTTCTGTATTGGCTTGAGGTTCAGGTTCAGGAACAACCTCGATAGGCGGGTCAGCCGTGTCCACTAAATCTGTAGTGACCTCTGGCGCAGGCGTTCCTGCACCATCGTCAAGTTTCAATGGAGCCTCGGTAACCTCTACCGTAGATTCAGATCCTAGATCATTTGTCTCAGTAACCATGCTTGCTCTCCGAAATATGACACCGTTAGATGGCACACTTAATGTTTAGGTTTCACAAATAATAAAGCATGAGTTGCCTATTGAGCAACAAAGCTTGGTTTCAGAAGCCCCTTCAAAGCAGGATTACTACCTAACGGGGGAGGCATGGGAGTAATCCCTGTTGCGCCCGGTATTGCACCACCCATTGCAGGCTGCTCTGCGGGTATAAGCGTACTAGAAGGAACTATCGGCTGTGCCGGTGCGCCTAATACTTCCCTAGCCGCCTGAGAACGCATGATCTTTTCTACTGTCGATTGCAATCCAGCACGATCTAATGCTTCCAAGAATCCCGCAGGCAACGGCGTGTCGTTTGTATTCCGGTATATGTAATCAACTTGATCCGGGTAATCTGCTAGAACTTTGTTCCGCAGCATCTTTACTTTATCTGGCAAGTAACTGCCTGCTGCTGTTAGTGATTGGGAAGGAGCCTCGTACCAAGCAGCAAGGGCTTGTGCCTCAAGATCATCATCCGCAGGGATCTTATCTTTGAACTCAACACCAAGGGTTTCTTCTACTTGTTCTTTACGCTCTCGTGCATCGTCAATAAGGTCGAAGTAATCATCTGTAAACTCGCGCTTGGTATATTTACTACCATCGCTGCGGCGACCTGCGTTGTAGAAAACCAGAGCCTCCTGAAGCTGAGAGTCTCTGCGCCTGTTGATGATGTCTATTGTTGCAAAGAACCTTTTGAAAGGTTTACCAGAAGCAGCAGTCTCTGCATCAAACTTTTCTAGTTCTGCAACAAGAGCATCTTTTACATCATTCTTTTCGTAAGGCTCAAGGTCTTCATAGTTGTCAGCAGAAAGCTTCCCTTCCCTAAACAAACCAGTCACACGATCTTGCAAAATATCTGACCGGGAAAGCGCACTGCTCTGCTCACCAATAGTTTCAAGACCTATTGAAAGCGCACCACCAAACGCATCCTTGGGGTTGCCTGTTGCAGACTCTTTGATGATATTCGGAACTTCTTGAAGTGAGAACGGAATGTGACTATTAGCCATGTACTCAGGAAGAGTTTCGCCAAACCGGGACTCACCTATAGATTTGAAACTAATAAACTCAGCAATGTCTCCTACAATCGGAGATGACAAATTTAACCATGCGTCCGTTGCTTTACCAAGATCTTTTTCTCCCGCCCCGCCAGCACTTGCCAGCAAAAGAGCAGCCATTGATTTGTACGGACCAAAGATGTTCCAGTCTCTAGGCGCACCAATCTTGGTTAGCCTTACAGACATAAAGTTCGGATTCATCCTGCCGTTCTTCATCAACTGGAAGTCTGTTTCCTGACCTAGTGCTTCGTTAGCTGCAACTGTAATAAGCGTACCCGTTGATACCAATTTCATTACAGCCCTACGTGCAATCAACTGGTCTGCGTCAATACTGTTTCTAATACCATGATTGATATTTAGGTTCCGTCTAATCCGCCTGTCGAACGGCAGCGCATCAATCATGAAGTCAACATCCATGCCCTTTGTTGCACGATGAAGTGTTTCAATTCTTGCCCTAAAGAATCTTGGCGCAAACAAAAGCGTGTCGCCTAATGCGCCAAATACTCCGTTTGGAGTCCAACCAGTAATACCGTTTACACCATTCCCTATTTTGCGCGCTGTTCCATCTGCAACAAGTTCGTCAAAGGTCTTCCCTGACATCCTCATGTATTCCATGATTTCTCCACGCGCACCGTGAAGTCGCAGCATGTCACCAAAAGCACCGAAAGCTTCGTTAGCCCTACGAAGCAGAGGAAGTTTTCCGAACTCCCCAGAAATCCCACCTTCACGAAGAGTAACTTCTGTGTCTACTCCACCATGCCTAATGCCCATGCGATCAATTATCTCGTGAGAACTTGGCGCGCCCATAGCTTGGGAATCTTTGTCAAAATCCCTGACGTTGTCTGCCATCGCTTCACGCTGTAACCGTTTGCCTTTGCGTCCGGGCTTGCCAACCAATGACTGAAGGTGAGCCTTCCAAGCAGAGTAAAACTCACGAGGATTAGAAAACTGCATTCCCTTACCTTGAATGCTAACTCCAGAGTCATCTAGCGTTGCGCCTATTGTGCGCCTTAGATTTTGATAAGCACCAATAGGGGCTAACCATTCTGATCCTTTACCTGATAAGCCTTGCATTCCTTTTCGTGTACGGAGAATAGTGTCTAGGTCAGGAATATCTAGTTCGTATGAATTTAGTGACCTGAATCCTGTTATCGGAGCGGTCTTGCCTTTGTTGGCTCTTTGTTCAAGTTCAAACTTTTTCTGTAGCCTATCTAACCGTTTTTGAAGATTTGCTATTTCACGAGTATTATCGTCGAGCCTGCTTTGTGCTGTTCCAAGGTTCCCGCTCCTAGCTTTTTCTTCATTGAAACGCTTAGTTGCTTGCACTTTCATTTTAGAAAGATCACGCCTTGCCTGCTTTAGTGCAGCCGCAGGATCATTCGGGACATCTAGGAAATCTAACGGGACACGTTCTTTTCCAGAAACATTCGCAAGAGTCCTATCAGCATCGGCTGAATCAAAGTAAGCAGCTTCTTCTGCATTACGCTTAGTGACTAATCTCTCTTGTGCTTTCTCTCGCAACCTTACTGTTCGTTGTACAAATCCTTCAAGATCTTTTACTTCTTTTGCGGCTCTGGTTAGCACATCTGGAGCAGACACACCAGCAAGTTGCATAGATTCTAGCCGTTGCGCTGAGTTTGCAAGCAACTCACTTTGGCTATTTTCAAAATCTAAAAGACGATCTACGTCATCTTCTAAATCGTCTGCTCTCATTTTTGCTATATCTGCTTTACCCTTGGCATCGTTAGAAGTTTTTTCAAGCTTGGCTAGTTTTTTCTTTGTTTCTTTGTTAGCACGAATAAGGATTTTACTAAGTTCATTAGCTGAAGCAGCACTGTCTGCCTTTTTTGCTAAATCAACTATGGTATCTGTGATATCTTCCACAGCTTTTGAGGCACGATGGTAAGCCGTTTTTGCATTTATGACTCTTACCTCTTGTAACTTTTGCCTCTCTATACGCGCTCGTATCTTTGCACGAAGTGTTTGAATTTCTTCATTAACTAACGAAGTTGCAATTTTCTTGCCAGTCTTAGGGTCAACATAGTTAATAAGAAACTTGCCAGCTTGCTGGTCAAGAACGGTTTCATATATTTCTGATGACCAGTGACCCATTTCGTTCCACACAGGAAGGTATTCATTTATCTGGGTTTCATCGGTAAGGGCTTCAACTTGGGTTTTGTACTCCCTTCCTTTGTCATAAGTCCTGCCCTTGACTCGCACCTGACCACCCATAAGATCTCTTGTCTCTTGTTTTGTTGGACCACGAGAAATAAAGAACCCATCTTCCCCAAGAGCAATTTTGTTTTCAACCGGAATACCATAGGCTTCCAGATCAGCAGCTAATCCGTTTGCTCTTATACGCAGGAACTCCATCGCTTCTATTTGCTGGGGGTTCAAGTACGTTTTGTATGCTCCAAGGTTTTGAGCAAGGTCAGCTATAGTAGGGTTTGCCTCTAATGCACTACCAGCTTCCAGATTGATGTTTTGAATCCTAAGTCCCGTTTGACCTTTGATTCGCCTTCCCAACTTGTTAGTAGCATCATCAAAAGTAAAAATACTTTCATTCGTGTTTGGATTTACTTCACGAATCTTCCCCTGAATTTCATTACTTAGCCTGTTTGCAGTGCTTTGGATTCTTGGGGCAGCAGCTTTTATCATTGCGCTTATAGCCATCCCCGGCAGGGTACTAGGCTTAAGCTGGGCAGTTTCATCTAATGAAGGTATTCGCCTGAGAACAGCCTTAGATGCTTCAATGGCTTTCCTGAAAACATCAGGGGATGCTATCTTCGGAATAAGATCTTCGATAAGTCCGGGTGAGTAACCAGCAGGCGGTTCTACTGCCTTTGTTTGGTTTGCTTCAAACACTTCATCTACAACAGAAGCCTTGCCAGTAATAGGGTCTATCTCAGGATCAAGGAAGACTGCTTTAGCGTCAGCCCTTCGTGGTGTTTTAGCAGCAGCGGTTTTCCTTGCTTCTTGCGCTTTTAGAACGGCTTGCATTTCTGGAGAAAGTTTTCGTGTTGACGGAATTACAGACTTTCCAGCACCGATTAGACCTTTTGCTCCAAGCTTCGCTATATCTGCGCCAGCGACATTCGCTGCGCTTACAGCAGCCCTTCTGCCAAGACTTCCAGCAGCAGAACCACCACCTGTTGCTATACCTATCGCAAGTTCAGGCAGAAGTTCAAATGCACCTTTGACTCCAACATCTATTTCGTCTAGTCGTTTGCCACCGGGAAGAGGTATGCCTTGACCCGGAAGTGCATTTACCCTAACTGAAGGCATATCAGTTTTACGCCATGCTGCTGCCTGTGCCTGTAACTCGCCTGCGAAATTTCCGCTCAATAAATCTAATACCTTTAGCGGGCTGGCTTGTAAGAAATCAGGGAGTCTTGACTCAACCCCACGCTTCGCCCTTTCTTCAGCCAGATTACTTTCAAGCCCCATTAAATCACCGGGGGTAAGCGCGCCAACTGTTGACACAGTAGTACCGACACTTGTTTCTATAGCCTTCCCAAGATTCTCAAGAATGGGGGTAGTAACTGGCTCCACAAAACGTCCAACACCTAGCGCACCACGACCTGCTGCTCCGATCCCACGACCAAGTGTTTGGTCAAAGAAGCGATGCAAATCATTTCGTTCATCTTCTTGAGGGGATAAAGGAGGCGCAAGAGGTTGCGGCAGGAAGGGCATTGGAGCAGGCGCAGGGGGCGCAGGCGCACGAGGGGCAGGCGCAGGGGTGCTTGAGGCGACTAACGCCTCCATGCCGCCGGGAATCCCTTGCAATGTTGCGCGAGCAATTGATGCCCTGCGACCGCCTTGCCTTGCTTCTAATACAAGTCTAGGGATTTCGGCTTGCCAATTTTTCTGAGCCTGCTGGTCTTTTCCAACAAACTGGTTGAAGGATTCAGTTGTCATTAGTAATACAGGAATCTAGTTGAGGGCTTGTATCTGCTTTGCTGACTATATTGCCTTCCTAATTGTGCGAACCGATCTGTAAAGGGGTGGTCTTCTAAGAAGTTAGTGAACGTCATTGTTGGTTCTCCACCACCAAGGATCTGCTCGCCAAGCTTCCCGTAAAATTCATTCATTGCTCCTGAATAAATCTCTGAAGCTTGCTTTCTCCTGCTAGAAGTATCAAGCATCCCCTTTTGACCCAGAGTCCCAAAGAATGCAGCACGAGGCTCCTCTTCAAGAAACCCTGCGAATGTAGGATTGATTGCCATTAGAGTCCGTACCTTGACGCTGCAAAGTTGAGGAAGTTCTGCGGCGCAGTACCTGCTGTCGAAGCATCCTGCCTTGCAAGAACGTAATCAGAGAACAAGTCATCTTCTGATGGGCGACGGAAAGCCCTGCTTACAAGCCCTGAGTATTTTCCTTTTTGTGCTGCTTGAAGAAGGTTTCTGGCATCCCTTGTGTTTGCTGCTTGTTCTGGATTGAATACACCTTCAAGCCCTACTGGAACCTGACTTCCTCCAAGTCCTCTCAGGTAATTCACATCCTGCAAGGTTTGCCCGTAAGTACCACTAAGACCGGAAGGTTGATTTCGTGTAGTTCTAAGGAAGTCTTCAAATGAAACTTGAGGAGCAACACCTCCTGTGCCTTCCCTTGCCATATTTGCCCAGCTAGATCCTCTGTATGCGTCAGCTAAAGGAAAACTTTGACGCTGCAAATAGCTAGATAATGGACCAACATTTGTTGCTGCATCACCATATACATTTCTAAAAGCTAGCCTTTGACCTGCTGCTTCCGTAATAGGATCGAGCATTAGTTCTTGACTGGTGTAAACCTGTTCAGGTGCGCCAGCAAACGGAGGAGGCGCAGGAGGCTTAAAGCCCTGCGATGCTCCAGCAATAAACAAATCCTCGTTACCAGTGCCTGCTAGTCCTCCTGCTGCCTCAATATCTCCCATGCTAGATCCACTTGGAGCCTCCCATTTTGGAAGCAAGTCATCCATGCCCAGACCTGTTTCGCCATTATTATTTTTGGGAGGACCAATCACTTCTGCATTAGCAATAACACTTTCTGCATCTTTTTTAGCCTGCTCAGCAGTGTAATGGGCTTCAACTTCGCTCATGCTAGTCAGATTATTAACATCAGCAGCCTCTTTTTGAATTTCAGAAAGAGAATTGTAGCCATCAGGGTTATTTGCCCATGCGTCCGGTATCTGACCCGTTACGTCTGTTTCTCTAGCACCTAGAACTTCATCTGCAAAACTACCCCATGTAGCTTGCCAAGCACTGTCATTCAAAAACGATTTTTGTGCCGACTTAGCCCCTTTTCTATCCGCTTCTGGTATCAACCCGCCTTCAATGTTTTTATCCCAAGTGTTATCCCCTCTTGGAGTGTTGGAGTAATAGGTACGCGCTTGTTGCAACATATTCTCAACAGAACGGCTCAGGGTATCTCTCCCACCTAGTTCTGCAATTCTTCGTATTGCATCTTCTATTTGTTCTTTGCCGATGGGTTGATTTGGCTGCCTACTCGGATCACCCCTGCCAACCCTATCAAGTTTTCCACCATACGCATTTCTCCACATATCAGTAGGCAGGTTTACAGAACCGTCAGGATTGACGGTTATGTCTCCAAGTTTGGCATCCCACGAACGCACTGGACCAAAGACAAGTTCCGCTTCCTTTTTTAGTGCATCCGCTTTTTCTTTGTTCTCACGATTTTTGCTAGCAATTCTTTCCCTTTCAGCCGTGGCAAGTTCAATTGCATTCAGGTTGTCAGTGCCATAAGCCTGACTGTTTGCAAAATCTAGTTGGTTACTTAAATCTCCCACAACAGGATTAGATAGGGAGTCTTGCCTGAAGCGTTCTATTTCTTCTGCATCAATCTGTGCCGCACTCTTGAACCCTTGATTCGCCTGACTGTTTGCAAAGGCTAGTTGATTACCTAAATCAGAACTAATAGGGTCGTACACATCTCCACCGATGAACTCGTAACCCGCAGACCCCACTGGGTTATAGCTATATGGAGTTTGCCCGGCATTAGCTAATGGAGGTGAACCGCCCGGAAGGGTAGGTTGTAGAAGATTAAGGTAATACGATTCTATTTCGTTCGGATCGAATCCCGTTCCAGCATACGGGTCGTAGTTGCCGGGGTACTGCTCTCCGTACATTGAACTAAATTGAGGAGTATTAGCCCCGGTGCTTGCTTGGCTGTTTCCATAAAATAACTGATTAGCTAGGTCGGCACTAATAGGGTCAGGCGTACTTAGGTTTTGGTTGTTTGCAGTGTAAAAAGCATTACTTGCTGGATCGTACTGTTCTCCGTATGGGGAATTATATTGCGGAGTATTTGATCCAGTATTTGCTTGGCTGTTTGCGTAAACTAGCTGGTTATTCAAATCAGCACTAACAGGATTTGGGATGTTCACATTAGGATTTTGAATCCCGTAAGCCGAAGGGTCGAAGTTAGAATCTATCCCGCCTACAAAACTTGAGAATGAATCACTTCCGACTGGCGATGCTGCAAGTTCAGGAACCCCTGATGCTCTTGCCCCGTACCCCGATTGGCTTTCTGCTTTACGCCTTGCTTCCGAAATGCTATTTGCATCAACAGCTACATTTTGACTTATTCCGTCTATCGAAGTTACTAGAACATTATATATAGCCATATTTATACGTTTCCTAGAGGATTAACTCTTGGTCCTGCCCCGCCCGGAGTTCCCGGTGGAGCCTGTTGCGGATTGCCCGTTCGTTGGAAGCCTTGCATCTGTGAAGATATTACCCCACCTGATACATCCATGGGGCTTCTGCCTGTGCTACCCGGATTAGGATTTGGTGCTTGAGGCTGGGTGCTAGCACCCTGACCTGCTTGTTCAGGCGGCAGACCCATAGAGCTTAACAACTGCTGGAACTGCATGTCTTGAGCAGTCTCTTCTTGCTTGTCTTGCTTCAGTGTTTTTCGCAGAAGGTCTACATAAATCAAGGCTTTTTCTTCGTCGCCCGTTTGCATTAGACCTTCGATCAATGTCAACAACAACGCCTTTGGTTCTGTCGATTGAGCCTGCTGTGCTGAAATGGAATTACGGAACTGATCCACATCATTGATCTGTAATACATTCTCCCAAATCCACTCATCAGGTGCAAGAGGTTTTTCACCTTCACGCATCATCTGAGCCATTGTGATTAGCTGCGGTTCGTCCTGTGGCATACGAACACCGAACTTGATATCAATCGCACCTGCGCCTTCAAGGTCGGCAGGTTTTATTTCCTGATTGAAGTAACTAGCGATATCGTTGTGGCGACCTCGTACTTCGACAGGGTTGTAGCCACCTGCTTCGTACTGCATAGAAATGATTTCAGAGATCTGTTTGTAACAAGAAGTTATGCCTTTTACTCGTGGCTCAATCTGATGGGCAGAACCTTCTTGAAGGATCTTTGCCGCAAAGCCTGAGATAGCAAAAGGAAGTTCGCCGTAACTTACGTTGGATAGTCCACCACGTTGCAATTCACCAGACACTAAGCCCACAAATGCGCCCGTATCAAGGGGCATTGTGATCTCTTCCATCAGGCGAATATCAGTTCCTGCTGGCAGTGGAACTTCCGAACCATCCTGCCACGGATCGGTATCAAGCGTGGTAGTCCCATCTGGGGAAGTAATCTTGTATGGTCGCCTTACAGCGCGCCGAACGAGTGTCTTATATGCACTCATAGCGAAGTTGTAATCTTCGTAAAGCGTTCTGTTTGCAGAGAATATGGACTCACCGTAATCTCTTGCGGTGTCATCTCCTGACAAATCATCTTGCACCCAAGGAGCAGGACCTACTGCACCAAGGAATACAGGGGCGCAGGCATTGCCATTTACATCAGTTACATTGTGCTTTGTAAGAGGCTTACCGAACTTCGATTGATCTTCATCGCCCCGGATCAGAACAGCATTTTCTGTTCTTGAGTAATAATCCCAAACAGTTATTCCTGCCGATGTATCTCCCTGCACTACAGGTTCGACATCAACACTGAATGCTCGCTTTATCGCAGCAGGTGACCGCTTTGTTTTGTGTGCAAGCCAAACAATCCCTTGGTCATCCATTTCGTAGCAGATGTGCAAGGGGTCAAACGGTGTTATATCAACGTATGTGGAGCCATCTTCGTGCTTGTTCAGCATGGCTCGCCCTGCGTACCACCCACGCAGCGTCACATAAAACGATAGCTGCTCTCTCACAGACGGTTGACCGTATCGCTGCATTCGTTCATCGGCAAGGTTGAGTGCGCCGATAACGAACTTTTCCTTCAGTGTGCCGGGAGTACGGTCAGCTACTTCAGAACTTAGTGGAACACGTATCGACATCTGGGCATTGGACAGGTAAGACATGATCTTATCTGCAAGGATCTTAGGTGCGTTTGATGTGTAGCTTTGGTAACCATTGCCAGCTTCGTATGGGTTCATACGGTACAGACCGTAATCGCTTTCCATGCGTGACCTTCTGCTACGGAACCCCGGCGATTCCCAAACACCTTCGATCTGGGAAATTAGGTCGTCAATTTTAGACACATTACCACCTGTTTACTGAGATTATTTTCGTTGCACCTGCTGCCCTAGCATACCCGAAGTTTACAACGAGTCCGTAGGTTAGTGCTTTTATTCCGTGATTGAAAGCATCCCTTGGTTGCCTTCCAATTACGTTGTTATCCCTGTCTGTACGCCATGTGTATACATGAATTTGATCGTCAAAGGGGTTCGCACAGCCACCTAATTCGGAGATTATACCCCTAGCTTTATGGTTGATTATAAGGTTCGGCAGCTTTGTTGAGGGGTTTACCTTCAGGAACGTGTTGAACCTTTCGATTCCATCAAGGATTCCGACCCTTCCTGACTGCATATAAAGCTTTGCGTGCTGCAACCAAGTATCAACAGGTCTTGATTCGCCTATGTTGTGTGCGGCGATGTCGATAACACCATGCTGAACGTCTTTCCACCATGGTCGCATCTGGCAGATCTCGATGATTTCCTCTGTGATCTTTTCTCTTTCGTAGATTTCATCAATAACTCTGATCTGATCTTCAATAATCTGCACTGCTTCGACTGCATATGCTGATTTGGTGACCTGAGAATAGCCCGGATCGACCCAAAGATGGACAGCTTCGCCTTCGATGTACTCTGCTTTATCTGATATGTGACTTGATATATCGAAACTGTTATGAACAAGCCCTTTTGGTGGGGCTGGTTTGCCCGCAACACGCTCATTGAACCAGTCTTCAGAGTGCAATCGCTGCAATGACAGGATTTCGTCATCTTCTTTGCCACCGGGATAGACAACTTTGTTTGTCCAAGAGGGCAATGAGAAGGAAATAGCGTCATCATCGGGGTTGTAATACTGCCAAGCCTCCCATTGGGACGGATACCAGCCCAATGACATCTCAAACGTACCCTCTAGGAACAGATATCCACGCTTTTCTGCAATACGACCACGCAATCTAAGAAAACTCTCGTAGTCAATCTGCGAAGACTCGCAAGCTACCACCATTCGGGGGGCTTCCATAGCCAAACTACGGTGATCTTGGGCAGATTTAGTCTTGATAGTGAAAACACCCGGCTTCTCACTAGTCCCACACGCCACGGTCATCTCACCGGGGTCAATTCGCTTGGTCTGCTTTATCAAAAACCCCAACTTAGTCAGGATCTCAGACAAATAGTTCCACTCAGCACGAGTCCGCTCGTAATCCCTAGCTACTAACCAACATATGTCGCCACTCTCAAACTCATCAAGCCTGTTTATTATCGACAACGCACCCAGAAAACTCTTCCCAGCACGCTCTCCACCCGCAACCAACTTGATACGAGCCTTGTGGTTCAGGATATTGTCCTGCTCCTCCCAAGTCTCATAACCAATCGTCTTGAGAAGAGCCTTTCGGTCATCTGCCAGTAACATTTTTACCCCCTAAAACACAAACCTCCAATGCGTAGAGGGTTCAACACATGGGAAGTTTGCGTGCTGATGACCCCTAGCGATAAAACACTAAGACGCTGTAAAAACAGTACCAGCTTTATACAGCTACCCAAACCTGACGAGGAAGTCGAGTGAACCACCCCGGATACAAAGCACCAACAACAAAACAAAGTATAAACAACAACACTTTTCTTTGCTTGGTTTTCTTTTACCTAAACAACAACAACACCTAGACGTTACAGCCTATCCCCCCCCTTTAGGGGGGTAGGTGTAACGGCAGTAGCGTTACATATACCGTTACATAGCCGTTACACCCGTTACAGGTAACCAAATCCTAGTTCAACTTGACCACTTCAAGGTGTAACAGCAACGTAACAACACAAAAAAATACCGTAACGGGACTCCGACAGGCAAAAACACACCAACAGGGGGTATCACTTTTTGACTTTCAAACCGTCAGGAGGGTACCTAACCATCACACACCACACCACCAACAGCACACCCCCCTCCCCTCACTGCACCACACCACCACCACACACACCACACACCA